GTGAGTGCGGGTCTGCCGGCCGCCTACGCGCCGCAGCAGGACGCGGCGCTGAAGGCGATCGCCGCGTGGCGGCGGGACGGGGGATCGCAGGTGTTCCGGCTGTTCGGCTATGCCGGCACCGGCAAGACGACGCTCGCCCGCCGGATCGCCGAGGATGTCGACGGCACGGTGGTCTACGGGGCCTTCACCGGCAAGGCGGCCTCGGTGATGCGCCAGAAGGGCTGCTACGACGCCGCCACGATCCACTCGCTGATCTACCGCACCAAGGAGGCGGAGGAGGGCGGGCCGACCTTCACGCTGAACCGCTCGGGCCCGGCCGCCAAGGCGGACCTGATCATCATCGACGAGTGCTCGATGGTCGATTCCGACCTCGGCAACGATCTCCTGTCCTTCGAGCGGCCGGTCCTCGTCCTGGGCGACCCGGCGCAGCTGCCGCCGGTGCGCGGCGGCGGCTTCTTCACCGAGGCTGAGCCCGACGTGATGCTCACCGAGGTGCACCGGCAGGCCAAGGACGACCCGATCGTCCGCATGGCCATGACCGTGCGCGAGGGCGGCCGGCTGGAGCTCGGCAGCTACGGGCAGAGCCGGATCGTGTCGCGCCGCGCCCTGGATCCGGCCGAGGTGCTCGAGTGCGATCAGGTGCTGGTCGGCTTGAACAAGACCCGCCGCCTCTACAATGCACGGCTGCGGGAGCTCGCCGGCCACACGGACCCGATGCCGGCGATCGGCGAGAAGCTGGTCTGCCTGCGCAACGACCGGGTGAAGGGCCTGCTCAACGGCTCGACCTGGACCGTGCAGGCCCTGCGCGCGCCGCCGCGTCCGGACCTGATCCGCCTCGACGTGGTGCCGGAGGACGACCCGGCGCTCCGCCGGAAGCCCACCGACATCAAGGTGCTGCGCGCGATGATCTCCGGCACGGACGAGGAGATCCCGCTGTTCCTGCGGCGCGAGACGGACGAGTTCACCTACGGCTACGCGCTGACGGTGCACAAGGCTCAAGGGTCGCAGTGGGATCGGGTCACGCTGTTCGACGAATCATACGCGTTCCGCGAGCACCGGGCGCGCTGGCTCTACACCGGCCTGACCCGCGCGGCGCAGGCGATCACCGTGGTGGTCTGATCCGGCGCCGCGCGACGTCTCGCTTGTGAAGCGGGACCACGCGTGCTACGCACCGCCCGTCTCATCGAGGCACCTTGCGGAGAGGTGGCAGAGCGGTTGAATGCACCGCACTCGAAATGCGACTGCGGTCATCCCGCCACCTCCCATCTGATCCCCTAATGTCCTGCGGCGCCTAGGCATTTCTGGGTCCTGACCTCGTTCTCATCCCGTTCCGTCCTGGCCCATGCTACCGAGTTTGGTAGCAAAAGCGGTAGCGGTTGGACGCTGTCTGTTCCGGGCTCGGACAGCCCACTCGGATGGGCTGGGCGGTCATATTTTGGCAAGGCTGTCCGGCTAGCGCTCAACTTGCCGGCGAGTTCTCGACCGTCTCGTTGGCCGTCCACGCCCGTCCGCAGATATGCCCCTCAGCTGTCGAGGGCGGGCGTGGATGTTGAAATTCGGCTCGGCGCATCAAAAGCTGTGTTCGCCCTACACGCTTAAGTTTACGGTGACGGCGTCGGCTCGCCTTGAGGGGGCGGTTGGTCGGCTGTCCACGCCCGCTCATAGCTCGCCCCCAGCAGTTCGGGCGGGCGTGGATGCGTAGCTCCGGTTTCTAGATGGCGCACAATTAACTTGTGTACTGCTGCGACCTCGGTCATAGCCGCCCGCGTCGGCTTCTCGCTGATCTTCCACGCCTGCTCTAGGCATGCCCCCGATCGGCCGACGGGCGGGCGTGGATGCTCATGCCGCTCGGCAAAACGGAAACCGTTTCCGTTTCGCTGCCCAGATCGGCGATCGAGGGTGTTGGGGCGTTGTGCCCCGTTCAGCCCCGGTCTGTTCGTGCTGAATTGAACATAAGTTTGCCGAGCGTTCCGATCTGTTCGGCGCCTGACAAGGTGGGGGACCGATCCCCTACCCTTGGTCACCGCAGCAGCCCCAGCGACGGCAGGTCCGCTCGAGCTGCCAGGGCTTCGGCGAGCCGTACCCGATCTCGTGACCGAGCCAGGGCCGCGTCTGCGTCGGCCATCAGCAACTCGTGCCGGAACAGATCGAAGCGGGCGAGCCGGAGCATCCGGACCGCGAGGAAGGCGTAGATCAGGCGCATGTCCGCGCCTCCCAATAAGCCCTCACGTCCGCGGCCGCTTGATCTTCCTCCCACTCGAAGGTCAGCGCATAACGATGACGGAGCAGAATGGCCTCCGGACTTCTAAACCGGATGCCTCTGAATGACAGGAACAGGTCATTCAGCGCGTTGTCGATCTCGTCGGCCCCTTTCCGGCTCTCGATATAGGCGAACCATTCCGGTGTTTCGTGCCGATCCTCAAAGCCGCCGCTTCGAAGCGCCTTGGATGCCTCAGAGTAGAGTTCATAGAGCGGAGCTGAGAGAGCCCAAAGCCGGTCGTACTCCTCCAACAATGCGATGATGCGCGGCGCAGATGCGAGAAACCGGGCTTCGTCTGAGCCCATGGCGGCCGGTGCCGGCACGGATGCCAGAGGAGCCGCGAGGATGGCGCCGAGGGCGGCGCGGCGGGTGGAGGCCATCACTGGATGCCCTCCTGCGCCGCCGTGATAGCCTCCCGGTAGTAGACGCTCAGCCGCTTGCCAGCTTCCATCAGCGGCACAGCGATAGTGTTGAGCATCGCGTTGTCGATCTGGTCCGGGCACCCCGCCACGAGGCTCAGGAGCTGCCCATAGCGGAACACGTCCGCGATATCGCCCTCTAGCTTCAAGAGGGGGTGCAGGGCCGGGTTGCGCTCCTTCATGACCGCGCCCTCCCGTAGTTGGTGCCGTCGAAGCCGGCGACCGCCGTAGCGATCTCATGGATGTCGCCATCCTCCTCCGGATCGTGCGGCTCGTCCTGAACGTCGCCGCCGTGCTCGTTCTCGGCTTCGAGATCAGCGCCGTCCTCCAGGTCCGCGTCGCCGTCGAGCGCATCTAATATGGCGAGGTCAGCCTCGATGCGGTCGGCAATCCGGCGGCGCAGCTCGCGGAGGCGTTGCCGATCCAGATCTGGATCCGCGGCGCGCATGGCCGCGATGGCGAGGGTGACGGGGCCCGACTGCCGGCCGAGCCCTGTACCTAATAAGGTCTGCGGGCGGTCGGACGGGCGTAATAAGGGCGTGCGTGTGCTATGGGCGTGGGTAGCCATGAACAGCATCTCCAGATGCGGTTGGTGGTCAGGTCCGGCGTGAGGCTCCAACCCCTCATGTCGGGCCGTGTCGCTTGTGCCTTTGTGCCAAGCTGGTAGTATGGCTACTACATGGTGCCGCCCGGCGTCAAGCGACTTAGTAGCAGAGCTACCAACTGTGCCGATGACCGTCGTCCAATGCCGCATGGCCCGCGCCGCGCTAGGGATCGGGATCCGCGAGCTGGCGGCGATGGCTGAGGTTTCTCCCAACACCGTGTCGAGGTTTGAGCGTGGCGATGCGCTCTACGGCCGGACGGTCGACGCTCTCCAGGCAGCCCTTGAGGCGGCCGGCGTCATCTTCATCGACGAGAACGGCGAGGGGCCGGGAGTGCGGCTGCGGAAGGCCACTCCCGACGCAACCTAGTGCTTCTCGGCTACTGACGTAGGCGAAATGCGCCCTAGGTCTCTCGCCCATAGGTTGAGAGGAGCGCCGATGTCCGAGAACGCCAGCCACGTTCAAGGCTACCGTGAGACCAAGGCGGCGAAGGCTGCCGAGAGGTACGATCAAGCCAACGAAGTCTGGGCGGAAGTCGAGGCCGAGCGCCGAGCGGTTGACGAGCGGACAGCGAAGCTTCGGGCGATGCGGTTGGCGCGAGAGGGCGCCGGATCCTGAGCGGTCTAGCGTTCGGGGCTAGGCGCGCCACCGTAGGATCCTGAGAGGAAAAGCTGATCATGGTTGGGTTGGTCGAGCAAATTCAGCGCGATGCGCTTGACCCAAATGTTTCCGTTACGTCGCTACTACGTCGCGCGAAACTCGCCGCAAGCAAGCTCGGAATAAAAGACGCGGTAGAGTGGGTCGACCATGAGCTAGAGGGCTATATCAATGCTGACATTCCTGACTATCGCAGGGTTTCCGGACGCGTGTTTGGTTGGAACCCATTCCACGGCTGGATACCTTTGCTCGGCGAACTGCCTCGGGAAATAACAGATTTTGAGGCCCGGGAGGCAATAAGTTCTATGGAAGCGCTGCTCGCCGGCGGGGACAGCGGAATTCATATGAACTTTAACAACGCTCAAGTAGAAATTTTGAACGAAATCACCCAGCAAAATCTCGGAAAATATGCACTTAAGTTCGGACGCGGCCACTTGGTCAACGCTGTCGAAGCGGTCAGAAACAAAATACTGGATTGGGCTATTGAGCTTGAGGGCAGAGGGGTCTCAGGATCAGATTTTTCTTTCACCAATCAAGAACGAGAGAAGGCCCAACAAGTGTCGAATAACTTTTTTCTTCACAATAATGGGTCGTTTGCCGGGAATTTCGGCTCAAGCAACACGGCCGGCGATATCTCTGTCAGAGATATAAAAATTGACCAAGCCTCAGCTCTTGCAAATCAAATCGAGCGCTACATCCCCGATTTAATTAATGCAGGGGTAAACCAACAAGCATTGACTGACAGCGTCGCCACAATCAAGGCAGAATGCGCGAAAGCTCAACCTAGCCAAGGCGTGCTGAGAGCCGCGATCAGTGATGTCCGTAACGTAGTCTCCGGCGCGGCCGGCAACCTAATCGCGTCGGGTATTCTGACTGAGATCGCAAAAATTTTTGGATCATAGGCTTAAATCGATCTCGTTCAGTGTGGCACGCGCAAGAGGGCAGATAGATGACGGAAAAGGGACCTTTCACCGCAATCAAGCAGTGGTTCACTTCGCACCCTGCTGATGTCCAACATGAGATGGCGCTGCACGTTGGCTATTATCTATTTGATGTTGAGAGCCTAGTGCTCGCCGATAAAATCAAATGCGTCTCACTGCTGGTCGATTGGATGGACGACACCATCCTTCGTCGGCTCCAAGTGGGACGTATGCTATCGTTCAAAGCCTGCCTCGACAGTATGCTGCAATTCCGAGACTCGGCTGAAGCGTGGGCAAAGATCGAAAAATTCAACCGAGATGTCATCGGACAAGATCCGAAATTGCAGGAGATGTCAGAAAACGTGCTCGCTTCGCTGCCAGCCCGCTCGGAGCAATGGATCAAACTTTCTAAAGAGTGGTATGATCTTTCCGCCAGGATCTATGATCATGAGCAGCTCAAATCATGGGCGTTGAGAGGTTGAAGATCGCTATGCGTACAGCCCTCGCCGCCCTTGTGTTCGTCGCCTCCTCCGCTGGAGCGCAGGCGATGATGCCCTCCCTGACGGACTTGCCCGCCGACCGCACGATGCTGACCTGTCAGCAGTGGGCAAAGACGCAGGACGAGGAAGCGATCTACCTCTGGGGGCTGCTGGAGAGCGGCAAGACATCAGAGGACGTCGGCACGCTAAGGCTCGCCCTCATGTGCCTCGGCGACCGCCCTCCGGAAATCATTAACTTCAGCTCCAGCGTCGGCGCGGCAGAGCAGTACTGCCGTACCCACGCGCGCGCGCCTGTCTGCCGAAACCTCCGCCGCTAGTCCCCTGCCTTCTGCATCTGCCGCCCGTTCACCGTCACCACCTTGCCGAACAGGTTGCCTTTGGTGTCGGTGCGCGCGCGCGCCTCGGGACCGGCCTTCTCAATCACCGTCGTCACACTGCCGTTGACGTTGTTACCGACGACACCCGACCGCCCTGCCGCCTCTGACATGCGCGCGCTGTTCATGCGTAGCTCGGCGGCCTTCTCATCCTCCTGCGCCTTCCTGAACCGGAGAGCGATACCGAGATCCCGCGCGGCCTTGCGGTCGTCCTCATCCGAGTAGAATGAGCCCTCCGGCCGGCGACGCTCGTCATTCGGATCCGCCAACGCTTCGGCACGGCGGGTGAACCCGCTGCGCGCTCCGGCTCGCAGCCGCTCCGACTCCTCCATCGTCAAGCCGGGCGCATCGCGCATCGAGTTGGGCTTCAAGACGGCGGGCGCGCCATTCGGCAGGAAGTCCCCCGACGTGGCAGTCGGCCTATCGATCGACGGAACGCCGCCAATCGGCGCACGCTCGCCTCGCGCTATGGCCGCGCGGAGTGCCGGGTTGAAAGGGGCCCAGTCTTTCGGCTTCCCGCCTCGCGATCTCAGGAGCGCAAGCGCAACGCGCGTCTGTTCCTCAAGGCTAGACGCCATCGCGTTGCGCGTCTTAATCCCCAGACCTGGGGCAAGTCTGCGCCAGTTGCTATTGAGGATCTGGTAATATCCTTGAGCCGTCGCGCCGAGTGCGGTCTCGGGGTGCAGCCCTTGCGACCGTCCGACATAATTCATCGTGTTGTTGCCATGGCTCTCATACTTCATGATGAGGCCGAGCATGTTCCGCTCGTCGTCCGACATCGGCACGTTGTCCGGGACGCCCGGCATTGAGCCAGGCCGTGCCCCGCCCCGTAGCGCCCTGGCCGCTCGTCCCTGCGGGCTGTCGGGAGCGAACATCGGGCCGGACGATCCGCCGCCGAGCCCGTTGAACCGGCCGCCTCCGAAGTTCCGCCCAGCGCCTGGACCGGCCGGGCCCGCCTCGCCGCTGTAGCCCGGCCCGCTACCACCACCGAACGCGCCGGGGGCGCCGTATCCGGGAATGCGCCGGAAGCTGCCGCCCCCGAATGCCGCCGTCTGGAAGCGCGCGCCACCCGTGCCGGTGGCGTCGAAGGCCGAAGGCTGAGCCGTGACGCCGGGCTCGCCCAACCGCTTCTTAAGCGCCTCGGTGTTCTCCTCCGTGGCCTTGCGCTGCTTGTCCATTGCCGCGCCGAACTCGGCGTCGCGCTGCGCAGGGCTGCGGGCCTGCAACCGGGCTAGCTCCTTCTCCGCGTCGTCCAGCCGCTTCTTCAGCACGGGCTCGCGCGACTTGAAATCGAGGGCCGGGCCGCCAGTCTCCTGGTCGTACTCGGCCGCCTTCAGCTCGCGCTTCAACGCCTCCACCTCGGCGCGGGCGCCGATCTCGTCATCACCAGCCTTCGGGGCGACGTTGCGGATGATAGCGCCTAGCGTCCCCTGCCCGCCTGTCGTGACACGCAGCACGTCAGTGAGGCTACCGGTACGCAGGGCGTGGATCAGCTCAACGGTCTTGCCCAAGCTCTCCGCGAGCGGCTTCAAGCTCGCCAAAATCGCCTTGAAGGCCTCACCGGCTTCCTTGCCGGCCGTCTTCCAGTCGACCTTCGCAAGCTCGTCACCGACGCTCTTCATCGCGTCCCGGATCGCCACGATAGCCGGGCCGCGCTCCCCCTTCACCGCCTCATCAAGGTAGCGCGCGAGGCCGGCGACATGGGGCAGCACCTCGCGCGCGATCGTCGTGCCGATCTGCTGCATCGAGCCCTTGAGGCTGTTGATTGCACGCTCGTAATCCTCGGCCTGTTGGACGGACTTGGGATCGAACGGACCAACCTTGTCTCGGAACTGCTTGAACAGCTGCTCGACCGATCCGAGCTGCCCCTGCGCAATCCGCGACAGGTCGGCGCTACCGAAGAACTCTTGGAAAAAGATGCGCTGGCTGCGCGGATCCTTGATCGTCTCGCCGAACTGAAGGGCCTTCTTCAGCTGCTCGCCCTGATCCGCCGTGCGGGCGAGGTCATCGGCGAATGATTGGAAGGCGGAACGCGAAGCGGCGTTCGTGCCCTGCGAGAGAGTCCACTTCCAAAGCTCGCCCTGCCCCCGGCTGAACACCCGCATTTTGTCCGCGAAGGTCTGAGCACCCTGCGCGACCTGATCCTGCGTCAGATTGAACCGCGAGGCGACGCCGTTGAACTCCTGCAAAGTTTTTGCGGCGATGCCGGTATCTCTGCTCAACTGCCCGATGGCGCCGAGATTGCCCGACAGCTTATTGAGCGCACCCGTGATGCCCGCCAGTGCCGCGCCGGCCGTCAGGCCCGTGACGCCAAGCGACATCAATGCGGGGTTCAGGACCGACGTCGCGGCCTTAGCCGTACCTTGGATCGCGGCTTCCGCCTTGCCGAGGCCCTTTGCCAAAGTCTCGCCATGCGCCGCGCCGTAGCGGGAGGCATCCAGAAGCTGAGACCGCAGGCTCTTGAGGGGACCGGAAAACCGATCCTCCACTTCCGCGCGCATGCGCAAGGTTTCATCGGCCATGGTTCAATCTCAACCTTTGTAGAGACCCTGCTCAATCAAGTCGTCCAACACGTTGGACGTGTGCTTGCAAAGCGCTTCTATAAATTCCGATGACCGATCGCACATCTTATATGGGTCAGTGCGATAAATGACGGAGAGCTTCAGGGATGTTTCTATGAGGCTCTCGCCGTTACCGGATAGAAAAAAGGGGATAGCTGATAGGCGCAGTACATCCAATCGCCGGTGCTCATCTTCTCAAGGTAGGGCGGCGTGATTGTCGAAAGCCGCGCCATCATGGAAGTCATCTTCTTGCCGTCAAAAACCGTCGTGCTCGGCGGGTTGTCGGCGAACACGTCCATCGTGCAGGGCGGGCCGCCAACCTCAATCAGGTCCAGCGCGGTCGGACGGCGGAAGCGCAGACCGTCGATCTGCTCAATGACTTCGCCGCCGTCCTTGCCCTTGATGACGATAGGCTCGGCCAGCGTCACTTGGATCAGCCAATTCGGCGGGCCCTTGAAGTTGCCGTCCGGCTTAGCGACGGCACCCTCGGACAGGGCGGCGCGGCGGCCCGCCTGCGGCTCAATCACGTCGGTGAAATTGTCTTCGGACATGCTGTGCTCCTCAGCTGGTAGGTACGTCAGTGTTGCCGCCGCCGGTCTGCACGCCGCCGTGCTTGTGATCGGCGCCGATGTTCTTGCTGTTGTGCTTCAGCGTCCCGCCGGTCTGAACGAGGCCGTCCTTCGTGAACTGCCACGTCACGTCCCCAATCTTGATCGTACCGGGTCCCTTGGCCTCAAGCGTCCACGATCCGTCCTCGTTGAACACGATGCCGCCCATGCGCTCGCGCTGAGCCTTCACGTCGGCGCCGCTGTTCTTCTGCTGACCGCCGCCGGATCCCGTAGACCCAGAGCCCGAGCCGGCACTCTGAGCGGCCGGCATCTCCTTCGAAACCTCAATTCCTACCTGCTTCGGGCTGACGAGGCGCGCCGCGTCCTGGCCCATGTGCAGAAATTGCCTGTAGGCGTCGTGGAAGGCGCTCTCGCCCGCGCCGAGGCCGTTGAGGCGGAACCGGCGATCGATCGCGGGGAAAGCCACCGGGTGGGCGTTGTTGCCCATCAGCGTGCCGAGAAACACCTCCGCGGCGCCCTTCATCATGCCGGCCTTGGCTTGGTCGTCGGTGGTCGCACCCATCGGCACGGCCGTGAAGCCGAACGGGTGAGCGTGCTCAACGTCGGTGTTGCTTTCTGATCCTCGGATCTTGATCCCGAGGGTCTGTAGGAACGGGCTGTCGTTCACGCTGTCGATGACGGACCGGGCGAGCCCCATCGCCACGCGGTCGCCGGCCGTGCGCAGACTGGTCCGGTTCATGCCGAGCCCCCCGAATAGATGTTGGCCGGCAATCCGCCCCTACCGCCGCTGTCGATCTGCTCTGTGCCGTTGAACGCCTGAGGAAGCACCAACGTAAGAGCCGTCAAAGTCCCCTGCGGGCCCTGCGTCGAGGTTGCCTCTTGAATGGCGAGGGTCATCCAGTCGTCAGTGAACAACATCGGGCTGTAGACCGAGACCGTCTCGCCGATCATCTCAAGCCATAACCGCTCATTGTCCTTCAGCCAGCCTTGGACGACGACACTGACCTGAACCTGATCCATGAGAAGGAAGCCGTTTTCGTGCTGCGCCCTCATTCTCATATCGGCCGGGTCGCCCGGCTGCTCGGCCATGAACGAGAGCGGCGCGTGCTCCTTCACGGCCGGGTTCATGACTGTGCCCTTCACGTCGCGGGCTTCGTCGCCGAAGGTCTGATCGTTGCCGGGGCGCTGACCTAGGGCGTCAATCCGGCTGAGCGCGCCCGTATAGTTGAAGTTACCGCTGGCCGTGAGGATATTGCGGCCTTCCTTCAGCGTCGCTTGCGAGCCCGGCGTGTCCTTCAACCGGTATCCGACAAGATTTCCAGACTCGTCGCCGAGGATGTAGGCGTTCCGCATCCGGCAAAGACGCTCAATCGCTGAGTAAACCGTCTCACCGACCTGCACGTTAAATTTATCGAAAGGCTTGTCCATGCCGGACGTGTCGCCCTTCGTGCTGAACTTCTTGCCGTATGGCTTGAGCAGAGCGTTCGCGATCTGGGTCAGGGTGAAGTTTTTGTACTCGCCCTGCGTGTGATCGACGGTACTCCGAGCAATGACCGTCGCGTTTGTGCTGACGCTGATCTGTAGCTGATGCTGGTTGGCGTCGAAGGCAGGTTGCCGGCCAATGATGCGGCCGTCCTCGATCACCTTCCGGCCAGCCAAAAAGATTTCGCACTTATCGCCGATCGCCAGCTTAAGCTTCGCCCAGTTGGTGCCGCTCTCAATAGGCGAAGCGGACGTGAACACGGCCTTCGGGAAAGGATCCGTGCCCGAGCGCGTGACGCTGGTCGTCGTCCAGTTCTTGTAGCGGTCGCCCCGGACTAGGATCTCGGCGATTTCACTCGGCTTCGGCATCAGGCCGCCCTTTCCCTACGCAGCCGCTCGACTTCGTTCCAGTCGATGAACGGCTTGGGCAGCTCCGGCGAACCCGCCTTGCGGATGGCGCACGGCGGTCGCGCCGGATCCATCCCGTTGAGAGCCGCGACCACCCACGCGCCGGCCCGGAGCGCAGCCTCGACGCGGCCGTTGGCGACGCTAGACGTTGGAACGAGGTCGCCGTAGCCGTTGCGGGCGAGCGGGCAGCTATCGCCGCCGGCAGTCCACCGCCCGCCGACATTCCAGAGCCACCCGCCGGTCGAGCTACGGGCGGCCTCGCGGTCGAGGTCGGAGAAGTCGGGCACGGGCTACGCCACCATCGCGGCGGGCAGCCACATGGTGCCGGTCCAGCGCATCGGGCGGCCATTGACCATCCGCGTCTCGCCGATCACAGGCCAGCCGGGCGAGCCGAAGCCGCGCGCGTCGCCAGGATCTACGGGTGCAGAATTGCTCGCGTCTGCCATCGTCAGGCTCCGTGAAGCTGTGAAGGGGTTGGCCGCGCCGGTGGACAGCAGACACCGACGCGGCCTTCCCTCGACCCGGAGAACCGCATGCAATCCGGGGAGACGGGAAAGGGGTAAGGGCGGCGGGCTAGGACACCCGCTGCCAAAGCGTGCCGTCCATCGCGGTCCGGCGCTCACCGACAGCGTGAGACGACGGGAAGCGGCGCGCCTGCGTGCCAAGGGGCTTGGTCGCATCGGCGGCGGCAGCCTCGGCGCGGCATTGGTCGCCCCATTCCTTGACGCGCTGAGCGTAGGGCTTGCGCGGATCAGCGGCAGCCTGGGCGCGGCGGCCGTTCGGGAATAGGCGCTTGGCCCAATCGGCACCGGCCTGGATATCGGCTTCTCGGCTCATGTCTCGCTCCAAAGTTTTCAGTTGCGCGGCTGGCCCCAACGGACCGCGCCGTAGAAGTATTTGCCCGGCTCGACGCCCGGCAGGTTCACGAAGTCGGCGATGGCCTGCACGGTCGGCGCGTGATTATCGGCGGGCGGGCGCGGAACCATGACTTGACGAAGCTCGTACTCAGGGCCGCGTTGCACCGTTGACGGTGCGCGTTCGCCGGTTTCACGATGGAACAGGACATGGGCCCACATCATCGCTTGCGGCGCCGAGGCTGCCGCAACGTGCATGGGATCCACGATAAGGCTCAACGGCGCGGCGTCGTCAGGCAGATCGGAGTTTGCCCGGCGGGCAACCTCCTGCAGTTCGCGGACCCGGCGCAGCACTTCCACGACGACGAGAGCAGCCGCGGGGTACTCGGTCCGCATGATCTCGCGGGCCTGACTGAGCGCACCTTCCGCCTCGGATCGCACACCGCGTCGGCGCTCCTGCTCGGCGTCGTACTCAGCCTGCGCCAGCTCGCCGTCGAGGCGGCTGAACTTAGCTTCGGCTATGTCGATGCGGCGACGTGCGGTCGCGATCTCATCGTCAAGGCGGGCGAGCGCGCGCTCGTCCTCGGCCTTCACGGCGGCATGGCGGCGGCCCTCGGCATCCACGCGGGCGCGAACGGCATCGGCACGCTCAGCATCCGCCTGGGCGCGCCCGGCGCGCAGCCCGTCAATCACGGACAGCGGCTGCACGGCGGCAACGGCATCAATCTTCGGCTTCCGGCGTGCGAGCCCGACCATGGATCAGCCCCGCGTCGAGCTAGTCATGGTCCGGCGGGCGCCCGTCGCGGCCTCAGCCTTCTTCGAGGCGGCATCCGCAGCGCGCACGGCCTCAAAGGGCTGGTACGGGAACTTGGCCTCCAGCCGGTCGGCCTCGTCCTCATCTAGCTCGACCCACTCGCCGGGCGGAATGCTGCGGGTGCCGAGCGTGCCAGCGGTGACGACGTTGCCGAGCGAGTCGCGAATTTCGGGCTTGCTGGTCTCAGGATCCGCGACGACGCACGTCACACCGAGTTGAACCTTGCGCTTTGCCATGTCGTGTTCGCTCGCTCCCAAATTAAGGTGCTGGCCTTCGATACCTTGGACGCTTGAACTAGCTTTCGCCGCAGGGCGCGCAGGTATCGTTCCCGTTGTCTCTCGGGCCAGCGGCAAGATCACTATGGCTGCCCTGCCTATCCGAGGATCAATAGAGGGATTTTGAACGCAACATTCAATAGTTCAGTTGCAACATCCGCAACACGCGCAAATTTATCTGGGATTTCTGCCGATCATGGGCGTCAGCATGACGCGTGAAATCCGCATCCGCTTGCCGTACATCCTGCCGATACCGTGTTGCTTCGCCCATCGGCGGATCGTCTGCGGCGTCACGCTCGCTTCCCGCGCGGCCTCAGCCGGGGACGCGAGGTCGCGATGGCTGGGCAGGTCCGGCCAGAGGTAGACGCCATCGACGCGGGCCGGCAGGCGCCCGGCCTCAGCGAGGTAGGCGTACAGGTCGGCCATACCGGACTCGACGCGGGCCACTAGGACGGCAAGGCGCTGGTCGGTGATGGGGCCCGGCCTATTCACTGAGCTTCACCGGTCCGCGGCAGACGGACTACGCGAACGTGCACCTCATCATAAAATTGCTCTGCCGCTGTATCGTCGTATTCTTCGCCCTGCATAGCCGCGACAAGTCGCCAGTCGGGCTCGGTGTTTGGCTTGTTGTACAGGTCCAACGCGAAGCTGGTGAGGCCGTGCTCGGCCAGATAGTCCGACATGCATTTTGCGAGATGCAACGTCACCTCATACTCCAGTGCGTAGATCTGCTTTGGATTGAGGCCCAGAGCATGGGCAGCGTCAGCAGCATGCCCGTAATGATTGGTGATGATGTAGCCGAACGCTTTGACGATAGCGGCTTGTTGGTGCGACGGCAGATTGAAGGTCTGGCCTTCGTGCCGGATCACCCGTCCTGTCGAGATATAGCGGTCAACCCAACCGCGGACGGCACGCAAATCGAATTGTGCAGCGACGCCGCGACGGCCGGGTTTCAGTATCGGGCAGCCGCGCCGGACCCATGAGTCCACCGTCGGCAGGCTAACTCCGAGCTGGCTTGCCAACTCGTTGCGCGAGACAACTTCGGTCATGCCTTCGCCCTCGGAATAAATATCATAAAGTTATTTCAGAAGTTGCGAGCTAGCGACTTACTGCGCTCTCGCGGCCCCTCAGGGTGGTCCCAAGCCGGAAGAACCTAGGTTAACTTTCCTGATCCCTCCTGTAGGAGATCCCTGTTGGGGCCTACCGCCTGCTCAGTGCAGCCGCACGGCGGCGTCTCGGTCGGCGTCGGGGCGCTCGCCCTTCAGTCGGTCTTCGTGACGACGCAGGGCCTGCCAGACCTCTTCCACGGTCACGCGAGGCGAGTAGATAGCTAGCCGGTCGAGCAATGCGCGGTAGAACTCGGCGCCCTCGCCAAGCTCATCCCGATAGGCCCAGAGGTCGGCGGCAAGATCGGAGATGACCCGCTCGTCCATCACGCAGCCTGCTTCATCGCAGCAGCAGGACCGGCGGGACCGGGGCCGTCGTCGGGGTCGAGGTGGACACCATGCAGCGCCAGCTGCGCTCGAAGCCCCTGCCTGACGTACTCGGACATGGTCTGGCCGCGCTGACGGGCCGTGGTCTCCACCGCTCGGGCGAGGTCTGTCTCGACCTTCAGCCGGAGCAATGCGTCTCGTCTAATAGACTTAGTCATAAAGTGGCTACGTCTCATTTATTGCGTAGCCAAAACATTGGTTCATTTATGCCATCTAGGCAAGTGATGATGGTAGAGCGGTCAGGCAACTGCCGTGCCATCATTTCATCATTGGTTGTTTTCTATCTCAGAACGTTCTGTGCTGTCCTAGAGAAAGCGCCAACATGCCGCACCTAGGTCCTGCGGATAGGGGTTTGAGGGGTTTAAGGGGTTACTTTCAGCCGCTACACGTAAACTGTCATGTGTGCGCGCACTCGCCGGACACACACCACAAAAACGAGAATGACCTGACAGTTTGCCGCGTTGGGATGAAACAAACCCCTAAAACCCCTGAAACCCCTATGAGTGGTCAGGGCGCGCATCAGAAGTGCGGCTCCTGACCGTAACTCCGGGGCTCCATCTGGCAGAGCGAGAACCGGTTGCCGTTGCTTCCGTCCTCCCGCATCTCGATCCGGTGGCCGTCGACGACGCGGCCCTTGATCCGGGACAGCCACTTGCCGAGGCGGCGGCTATTCACCGCCCCGCCGTCACCGGCCTGCCGCAGCAGAAGGTCGCGGAACTCAGGGGCTCGGAATTCCTGAACGCTGTAGTCAAAGTTCGACCCCGGGCCCTTATCGCAGGCCGTCTTGATGATGGCGTTTGTCGTGTAGCCACTCGACAGGCTCAGGTGGTCACGCCACTGCCCGAACAGTTCACGGATCGCTGACAGCTCCGGATCCTCCTCCCGAGCCGTCTCCATGCTCGCGACCGGATCGGACTGTCCGAGCCAGACGAGGGGCGAGCGCACCATGTCGCTCCAGTCCTCATAGGAACCGATAGCGCCACAGACCTTGGGCGACCCAGCAACCCGGTAGGCTCGGATCACGGTGAGGGCTGCAGCGACGTACCGGCCACGATCAGCCAGCACCTCGGCCACGGGGTCGAACTCGAAGGTCCGCAGCTCGGGGCGCTCGATCCCAGCATCTAGGGAGCATACCAGCGCGCGCCGAGTCATATCGCCTGTGAGCACCAAGTTGTTGCCGGTGGCGAACACCGTGGACCGGCACTCCAGCTCAGGGGCCTCGCTCTTGCCGAGGATCCGGACCCGGACCAGGGGGCGCTCGGTGAGCTGGCAGAGCATGTCGCCGCCCAACTCACCGTTGACGTTGTCGATGGACACGACCGGCACCGCATCGCGCAGGAGGGCGCCCAGGCGCTTCTCGGTCTCCTCCTCGGTCTTGCCAGCAGCGATCACCGGGCAGCGCCGGCCGGTGGCGATGACGCTGGCGAGGTCGACCAGGAAGGACTTGCCCGAACCAGGTGTGTGCGCGCGGATCGCGTGCAGCGGAGCGGTCGGCAGCACGCCGCGCACCAGCGCCGTGACGATGCCGGACAGCGCCACGGACCGGTCTACGTGATCCACGAACGGGAAGCCGGCCAGCAGCTCCTCAATCAGCGCCAGGGCGCGCAGCGCCTCGACCTTGTCCGGCCGCTCCGACAGCGCCGGCATGGTGAAGCCGGGATCAAGGGCAAGGTAGAGGCGCGTCGCAGGATCGTAGCCGGCCTGGGTCAGCAGCGACCCGTCGGGGCGCAGCGTCGGCGTGGTGATGATGCCGGCGACGGGCGGCACCCGCCACTGGCCCTCGCGGGCGAGGAGAGTCAGCGTCATCTCAGCCGGCGGGTTGATGTCCAGCCAATCTTCCGCTCGGCGGTCGAACCGCTGCACCCGCATGATGCGGGCGACCATGTCGGCGAGGCTGACAGCCACCAGCGGCGACATCCGCGCCACCGTCGTCATCCGACCCTTCGCGGCGGGCACCTCGTCAAGCACCGGTCGGACTAGAGCGCCAGCGCGAGAGTAGATCTCGATGCCGGCCTTCAGGAGTAGTTCCTCCATGCGGTCGACCGCCTCCGGCACTCGGCCAGCGACGAACCGTACAATGGGGCGGCCGTCATCCTCTTGGGGCGCAGCCTCCGGATCCGCGTTGGCGCGGCGCTCAGCTCGATCCTGTTTGGGCGCGCCGGACCGCCCCTGTCGACGCCATCCAGCCTCGACCGCGTGCCAGAACAGGGTGGCGACCGTGACGGAGCGGCCGCTCGCGAAGCTCGACCACTTGCCGGAGGTGAACGCAGAGTCGTCCTTTGGGGAGGTGGCCGACCAGCGCTCCCAGAGATCGCGGCCAGCATCGCCAAGGCCATCGTAGAGGGCGAACCCGATCCGGATCCAACCGTCATAATCGAAGTCGTTCGGGACGTGCTCCAGCGCGTCCTCGATCGTCGCGCGATCCGGCTTCTCGTGGCTCCTGAAGCCGGCAGCCCGACGCCCCTTGTCCTCGCGCTTCTTGCCTTCCTGCTTGCGTTCACGTCGGGTCGCGGCCCCGGCCCCACGAAGGATCTCTTCCGCTTCAGCGACGAGCTGATGCAACTGGCTTTCGGTCACCTCTGGCAGGTCCGAGAAGTCCACGTTCAGCGGTGAGGCGTCAGGCCAACGATAGGGCGCCTGCGTTTCGGGGTGCACGCCGAAGCCGACGTAGTGCTGTCCGCGGGCGAGCAACTCGACCTTGGTCGGCTTCTCCGTCGGATCGTCCGTGAAGTGGAGCGCGGCCGTCTGCAGCTTGTCGGTCGGGATGTCGAGCCGGTACCCGAGCAGCACCTTCGGCTCCCGCCCGATGCGCACCAGCGGCGTCGGGCCGAGCACCTGGCGGGCGCGGTCGACGAGCGCTCCCGACAAGTCAGGGCGCAGGACGTCGATGTCGACGCCGATCATCCGCCCGCAAAGGAGGCCGGTGTTGGTGTTGTCCGGGTACGTGCGAGCCCAGCGCTCGATCTCAGCCGGAGAGGCATCGAGGCAGCGCAGCTGCCAGTTCGGCAACTGCGGCCGCTTGCCCGCATCCTTCACGTTCATGGTCGGTCCCGTGACCGGAACCGGATGGTAGCCGCGCTCGCGCAGGGCGAGGCGCAGCTCGGTTGGATTAGGAAGAGCGTGCGCCGTCATGCTGCGCCTCCGTAAGCTCTCGGCGAAGGCACAGCGTGCCAGAGGTCGGCCTCGGCAGGACGCGTGGTCACGTCCTGCGGGTTGAGCCGCGCATAGGCCCGCGCGGACGTCTTCTCGTCGAAATCCACCTCGCCCACGTCGATGGCGAAGCCGATCGCGCGGTGCACTGAGCCTGGAGAAAACCGATGGATCGCGCAGTAGACGCGCACGCCGGCGGGCGGCACGACGAGCCCGAGCTTGCGGCGGGCTTCCTCGATCTCGCACGCGCCTGCGAGGCGGAGGCGGTGCCGACGTCGAGGGCGGCGTTCGAAGTACAGGAGGTCCGCCCGCAAGATTGTAAACAATGCCAGCGGGACCGGAGCGGGGACGGGGGCGCTGCCGGACATCAGGCGCCGCCCCCTTCGGCCGGTCGCATGGTCTCGACGGCTTGGCTCGCAGTGAGGAGCGCGGCGCTGGCGCACCGAAGCGCGTAGGCCAGCCCACGCCGGTCGCCGATCAGGGCGAACGCGGTGGCGGTCTCGCTGTAGGTGCGAGCGATCTCGGCTGCCTCGGCGGCTGCCTCAAAGGCGAGGGTGAGGGGCATGCCGTGTCCGGCACGCGAGCTAATGGTGTGAGGCGCCGTCATCGGGCACCTCGCCAGCTTTCGGCCACGCCGTAGCAGTGTTCGGCGCGTACGGCGGCTACAGATGGGCTGAAATCAAACCGGGCTCGAAGCCGGGCGATCTGGATTTCGGTCGAGGTAGGTGCTATCTCAGAACTATCGGTGCCCACCGAGAATTCCGAGGCCCGCCGGCTTGCCAGAGCCGTGCGGGCTTCACCTTTTCTGGAAGCCATTCGTCTACTCGGCCTCCGTCAAATTGCTGACGGACATGCCCAGCAGCCGCTCAAGCGGCACGACCGGCACCTTCAGCAGCCGCCCGATCTTGATCGTCGGGATCTCGCCGCGCTTCGCGGCTTCGTAGGCGCCATTGCGACTAATCCCAAGCCAAACCGCGGCTTCGTCCATGCTGATCGTTTTTGCGCCTACGCGATCCGAACTCATCGGCTTCATGCCCGTCTCCTTTTTTGAAACGACGATTGGCGTTACGAAAATGGACAGCACGGATGGGCTTGTCAATAAGCGTATCGACGATCTACGATACGAAAATCGAACTGAGGAGCAGAGCGGTGACGAGCAAGGCCGAGTCGGGACGTCGTGGCCGCCCCGCTAAACCCGACGCTGTCCGACTGCGTCGTCCGGTAGCCGTCAGGCTTCGTGACGAGCTTAGAGCGGATCTTGAAATCTCTTCAGCGCGACATGGAAGGTCAGTTTCTGAAGAAATTGAGGCCCGGCTTGAAGCTTCTCTGGCAGTCAAGGATTATCTCAAGCAAGAATGGGGCAGTGATATCTTCATGATTGCCCGGTCGCTTGCTGCGAGTGCCGCACAGATCGAGCATGTCTATGGATGTACTTGGCACGAGAATGATGAGGCTGTCGAAGTATTTAAACTAACCGCCGCTCAAACTGTCGAGAATTTCAAGGCCGGTATTCGGAACGACCTTGAAGATTGGGCAGCCATCGGCAAAAAAGCTTCCGACGACATTACGGGGAAGTCGCGCGAAGAAGCCGCAAAAATATTTGCTGCACGCGACCTCCGCGTTCTGCCTCGCGTGAAGCCAAAGTCAGACCTGGCGAGAGGCGAATAGACATGAAAGGCCACATCCGCGAGCGCTCGCCGGGCAACTGGGCGATCATCCTCGATGTCCGCGATCCGGAGACCGGCAAGCGCAAGCGGAAGTGGCATTCGTTCAAGGGAACGAAGCGAGGGGCGCAGAAGGAGTGCGCCCGGCTCATCACCGAGATCCAGAGCGGCGGCTATGTAGAGCCAAACAAGATCCTGATGAGCGACTTTCTGTTGCGCTGGATCGAACATGCGAAGTCGCAGGTCACTCCAAAGACGCACGAGCGCTACACCGAGGTCGTCAAGAAGAACCTGATCCCGGCGCTGGGTGGCGTGCACCTCACCAAGCTGCGGCCGGCGCAGATCTCCGCGGCGTACACCAAGGCGCTCGCGAGCGGGCGCCGCGACGGCACGGGAGGCCTCGCGCCCGCGACCGTCGTCCTGATGCACCGTCTGCTCAAGAAGGCGCTCAAACAGGCTCTCCGGTGGGAGCTGACAGGTCGCAATGCTGCCGAGGCTGTCGACCCCCCTGTGGTCGAGCGCAAGGCGATGAACACCTACGACCTCGACCAGACGATCGTCCTCCTGGACAACTTGGAGAATTCCCGGCTGCTGATCCCGGTGATGATCGCTGTCCTCTGTGGGCTGCGGCGCGGTGAGATTGTTGCACTCCGCTGGCGTCACATCGACCTGGCGAGCGGTCGTCTGACAGTCGCAGAGAGCATTGAGCAGACCAAGGAGGGCGTGCGCACCAAGCTGCCCAAGTCGGGCAAGGGTCGGGTCGTCACGCTGCCGGCGATGCTGACTGCGCGCCTCCGCCAGTTTCGTGTCGAGCAGGCCGAGGAGCTGCTCGCGATCGGCGTCCGCCAGACCGACGCGACCTACCTCTACACGCGTGAGGATGGTGAGCCCGTCCAGCCTCGCACCCTGACGCAGGCGTGGCGCAAGCTCGCTGCATCGAGCGACCTGCCGAAGATCCGGTTGCACGATCTCAGACATGCCCATGCGACCCACATGCTCGCGAAGGGCGTGCACCCCAAGGTCGCGTCGGAACGGCTCGGGCACTCCAGGGTCGGCATAACCATGGACCTCTACAGCCACGTGCTGCCTGGGATGCAGGAAGAGGCCGTCGCCCGCGTTGACGAGGCCCTATCTCTGGCGCTAGAGAAGCGCCCACGGAGTGTTGGGTAGCAATCCGGTAGCAAGCAGGGTTTTCAACCGACCTGCAAAAGCGCCGATTTTGCAATGATCTCAAGGCTTTGGAGAGGTGGCAGAGCGGTTGAATGCACCGCACTCGAAATGCGGCATGCCTGCAAGGGCATCGGGGGTTCGAATCCCCCCCTCTCCGCCACGTACTTGAATTTAATCGTTGATTTAACTGAGTCTTCTGACGGGGTTGCAGTAGCGGGCCCACGTTGCGCCCCACATTTCGAAACGGCTTGTACCGGATGTAGATGGACGATGTGCCCACGCGCGCGCGAGGGCGAACTCGTTGCTCGCTATCATCACCAAGGCCGATTTCTTCGAGAGTCATTCTGATAGCGCAGCCGGGTGAGGACCCATGCGACAGCGGTCATGCTCGCTGCCGGACACATGACTATAGAGATTGGGAGTTCAGATCCGCCCACCGACAGTCAGCGTGAGAGGGCGAGTCGCATCCCCGATGACCGGCTCGATCTTGCCCCAGAAGAACGCCGAGTACTGCTCCGCGCGATCGGCCGGGCCGGCGTAGCCAAGTTGGTCAGAGGCCGACCTCGGCGAGTTTTGGCTCGCGACTGCCGATGGTACGCTGATAGGCGAGCGCGAGATGCTCGCCGAGCGCGTCAGCCAGTATCTTCTCACATCGAGTATGGGTGGTGTCTCGTGACCTGACCGGCTGGCTTTGGACCGGGCTGATTGAGAGGATCAGCCAGGACCGAAGGCGTCGGACATGCGGCGAGGTCGGAAGACGAGCGGGGAGCAGGTCGTGCTGAAGCTGCGCCAGATCGAGGTGCAGACGGCACAAGGCAAAAGCTTGGCGCTGGCGTGCGAGGAGGCGGAGATCTCCGAGCAGAGCGACTCACGCTGGCGCAAGGAGTACGGCGGCCTCCAAGTCGACCAGGCCAGGAAAATGAAGCAGTTGGAGCGCGAGAACGCTCGGTTACGGCGGCTCGTGGCGGACCTGTCTTTGGAAAAGCCGGTACTGGCGGACGTCGCCTCGGGAAACTTGTAGCCCTCGAGCGACGCCGGCAGGCGGTCGATGGCATCCGGGAGAAGTACGGCCTCTTGCGAACGTCACGCCTGCCGGATCGTCGGCCTGCACCGGGGCACGCAGCCCTACGTGCCCACACTGCCGGCCGACGCGGATGCGCTGACCCGCGCCATCATGGCCCTGGCGTCCGAGTACGGGCGCGACAGATACCGCCGTTTCACCGCGCTGCTGCAGGCAGACGGCTGGCCGGTGGGCAAGGATCGGGTTCATCCTTCGAGAACCTCAGGATGA